GAATATTCTTTACCGAGAATTTTCTCAACTCTCGTATGGTCATCTAGCCCACCAATCCAAAGCTCTGACCCATTTGGAAACAAAATGTAAAAGTCTGTACCCGAGTAAATTACCTTAAGGTTTGGGAAGCATATATTTAGAACTTTAGGGATTGTGTCGAACCACAATGATGTTTTAGCGTGGTTGAATTTATATCTTAAGATGATGTGTCTTGATTTTATTTTTAAAGCTCTCACGCAAATAGCGTAGATACAGATGAAGGTCTTACCACTTCTTGACCCACCATAAAGCATGCAATATCTATATATCTCATTCTTAAGAACGCAAATGGCTTCTCTTTGTCGGTCGGTTTTTTTAAAGTGATTCGTCATCTGAATCAATCGTGATAATCACGTCACCCTTTGTTATAATTCCATTGTCCTTAACCTTACCAACTGCCCTGTCTAATAGGAAATCAAAAGCTTGCTTATCACCTTTTTTCTCTACATTCACCATCATTGATATGACCATTCGCTCTATCATGGGTATGGATGAGTCTTTCTTTTTTCTCACAAGCTCCTCGAGATTAAACATCATGTATCTGCTAAAAATCTCTGCAACTATCTCTCTGTTCAAGTCCATAAGTTCCCTGTATTCTTTTGAAGTTCTTGGTCTTCCATTTGGGTTGCCACTTTGCCCCTTCTCCCAATCCCTGCCACCAGTCTTTATTCTTGTTCCCACTTTTATTTAACCTTGATCTTTGTTTCCCAAATATTGCTATTTATGAATGAGAAAATGTTCTCAGAATCTTCTTCAGTATTATTTTCCATCGTAATAACTTTTTGGCTTAGTGCTATGTTGCTTATTTTCGTCTCAATCCGTTTAAGGAATTGCTCAGACTGAGAGTCACTTCTTGCTATGTGACGACACTTCATTACGTGCTCATCTGCCTTTACGACTAAAATCTTGAGCTGAACAAATTCTTTTATCTCGTTATAGAACTTATTGTTATTGAGCCTATCGCCTTCCATGAAGTAATCATAATCCTTAAACATCTTGGAGTGCTTCTGAATGAACTCAACCGCATCTGGCTGTACTGCCATAGAGAGCAAGTCTGTACCTAGAAAAGTTCCATCCTCTGGATAAATCCCTAGCACTATCAGCTTCCTTGACTTGTTCTCCATGAACCTTAACTTCTTGAACTTCTTTTTAGACCAAATGTCAGATTGCTTGATGAATCTTTTTGCGATTGTCGTTTTGCCTACTGCTGGCATCCCAATTAAACTAAAAAACATAAGCTTCCTTTAAGTCAGAGAAGCTTCCAGTCTTCTCCATTAGTGCTCTTTTATCGTAGGTCTCTTCTCTAAACTGATAAAGAACAGACCAGTCTACCCCATCTTTTACATTTTCCTGCATCTTCATTATCTCTTTTAACTGCCTGTCGATGTAATACCCCACCCACCTGCTCTCTCTTTTATGCTTTTTGAACGCACAAAGAGTGGTCTCTACTCCCCAAGCCGTTATCTTCATATCTTTGTATGGGTTATTTTTTTGTAGATGCTTAACAGTTTTATCAAAAAGATTTTCTAAGTATAAAGCTTCTTTGTTGTTAATCTTCTCGCCAATCAGGTGATCTATCCCATAAGCCATGCACAAGCCATCTTTACAACTGTCTGCGTTTTTAACATCAAGCTTTGATGGGGTGATATTTAATCCGCAAATCTCATGAAGAAGCTCAAGGTAAATGAAGTTGGTGAACCTGCCAAAGTTTTTTATCTTCAGGGTCTCATCCCATACTGAGTCATAATTCTTTTGAGCGTTTGATATGCAAAGCTTTCTGAAAAACATGTGCTGAGACTTTCCGCTCAATAGGCTCCTGTATGACTCAAAAGTCTCCACAAGTTTGTTCTGAGTCTTAATCCTAAGCCTGTCTGTTTGGAAAATGGTTTTATCTTTGTTCTGGCTCCACCATCTCGAGAGCCTCCCAACATCAACATTCTCATAATCGGGGAACTCGTTGTAGATGTAGTAGACTGTTGTCGGGCTGTAGGAGCAGGCAAATAAAAAAGCTAGCCAATACCGCTGCTCAATATTTAGTTCGAACCTGTCGCAAACATACTTAAGGCAGTCGTTCTGTGGGTCAATATCCCTGATAGCCATTGAGTCGTAGTGGTACTTAATAAATTCATTTGCTTCATTTTTCATATTACTTCAACCAGTTTACCTTCGACCGTCTCAGTTATGATGGTCTTGACACCAGCTCTTCGCATTATGTCCTTGGTTGAGGCAATTATGGTGCTGCCGTTCTTTGTGACCGTATAATATGCAGGTCTTCTTGAGTTCCTGTAATGAAACATCTTCCCATCAAGGTACATGAGACCAGCAAATGACCCTGTTAATTTATCCAGAAATTCAGGAATGTTCTTTTGATGTAAAAGTATTTCCCCATCATTGTCGGTGCTCAGGGTTATCCCGTACTTAATCTCGTTCTCTTCTTTTGTGGCTTGGGAAATGATACCGTTAAATACCAATGAGTTGCTACTAAGGATGATAGGCTGATTGTTATTGTGGTCTTTATAATCGCCACTTGTAGAATACCTGTTATGGAATATAAATTCTTTCAGCTTAAGCTCTTTGACCTTTTCGACAATAGTCTCCACTTGGAATTTCTTGTAGAAATTCTTGCCATCTGATAGCCCAAAAGAGTGCAGACCTCTTATCTTGCTTTGCTTAATTACTTCACAAACAAGATCAATGTCTTCTTGATTAGCCTCTGATGATTTGAAGCCTACAATGCCGCACATTAAGCCCACCTCTTGTAGACGTTGAATTCTTTTTTGCCGTTCTTGCTTTTCTTTTTTCCCATGCAAATGAACTTATACTTTTTATAAAATTCATTCGATTCTATGTTCTCGCTGTCAGTCTTAAGCTCCATTGGGAATCCAATGTGATCAAGTAATGCTTTTCCGTAACCTTTCTTTTTAAATTTATCGTCAACTGCAATCTCGTACAGGGTGCTCTCGCCGTTTCTCTTGATTAAATAATGAGCAAAGCCAATACCGTCTATGACCACCCACTTCTCATTTTGGTTTTTGCTTTGTGAGAACCTGAACCAAGTCATAGAAAAAGAGCCCAGAATGCTTTTATTAGTATCGAATAAGGACTTTACCCAATCATGATCAGCTTCTGAGATTTCTCTTATTGCTACTTGTTCCACTTGTTCAAATCCTCTGTGACTGAACCAATGATCTGGTCTCCGTTATTTCTCTTAGCCCTTTTGAGTTCATCCTCAGACGTGCCGCAGTAAATCATGTTCTTGCGGTAGAAAAATACTGATGTGATCCTTTCGTACTTGCTGCCACTGAACTCTTGAATCTCAGTATTTCCGTGAATCTCAATGTTGTTAAAAATAATCAGATCATAATTTCTAAGTGTGACCCCAATTCTAAAGTTGGGAAATATAACGTCACCACCAAAAAACTTTCCAGTACGGATAAAGCTCATACAAGCCAATCCCTCGTGAAGATTTCCTGCGTCTCGGTGGTATGATGTTCTGAAGTTCCTATTGACTGTAACTGTGGTGAATACGGTATTGCCGATCTTGAAGTCAGGGCTTGTTACGTCTGTAACTTTCTTTTGCTCAGCATAATCTTTTGGTGCATGCTCCGAGTAAAGATCATTTATCTTATCAAAATAAGGCATCATTTTTGCCCACTTGTCGGGGTTCTCTTGTGTGAATGAGGTCTTCCTGCAAAAGTTGGTCCGTGGGTATCTGTCGTAGAATCCAATTATAGAAGATTCCACGGCATGTTCAGTCTTTGAAGTGTTGCTTGTTGTACCGTCTGATTTGATTGATTTGTCGGACTCCAGACCGCTTGCAGTGGCTCTGTTGAAGGTCTTTCTTATCGCCTTACCCTCAATGAGGTTTTTATAATAAGAGGATGTGACCTCTGGAGGCAAAGCATTCCTAAGTAGGATGCAAAGTATCTCACCATTATCTTCTCTGACTACCTTAAGACTCTCGTCACCTTTATAGATTAGATCAGCATCGCCTTTGACTGGTGCAGTCTTGATGAATCGCTCATCTTCTTTTTCTTTATCAGTGAAAAGAGGCTTAACGTAGACTGTTTTCATTTGGCTTCCTGTGTCTATTGATTCGATTATCCCTTGTTCTTAACCTCGTCATATACCTTCTCTACGCAATTATAGATGGTGTCTGTGAGGTTATCAGTGGTGACATAATTCTTTACGACCTCTGCCATCTCAATAAATTTAGGAAATGTAATATCATCTAGGAAGATTTGAACCATCTTTACATGAGACTTTTCGACTTGCTGCGATGGAGCTTTGTGGTCCTTGTCATCCTCTTCGATTAGGTCTTTGATGTCGCCTGTATCAAGGAGTGCTTCGATCTCATCCTCAGAGAAGCCTGTAGAGGTCAGAAGGTCATAATCATTCTCATTAAGCTCTTTCATCAGCTTCGATAGAAGGTCATTATCCCATTCTGAAAGCTCTGATGTTTTATTGTCAGCGATGTTATAGGAAACAAATTCACTTTTCCCCATATGCTTAACGTAGACTGGTACTTCTTTCAGTCCAATCTCTTTTGCTGCCAACCATCTGGTGTGACCAACACAAATAATAAAATCTTGGTTACAAACGATCGGCTGATTAAATCCATTTGACACAATAGACTTTTTGACTGCCTCTACTGCCTTGGTATTTACTCGAGGGTTTTCTTCAAATGGCTTAAGCTTTTCGATTGCAATCTGCTGAATGATCATAAATTCCTTATTTGTTGTCGCTGTTATTTCGCTGTTAAGTTATAATATAAATCATAAAACAACATCCTATTAAAATAGTAAACTGGTATTTTAATTTGTTTTGCAGTGACTTTGATTTGGAATTTTCGGATTGCTATTAGTGATTGAATCTCATCTCTTGAGACTTTTTTTGATTTATCTTTCATGCACCCTTCAAAGTTCTTTGACGGCTTAAACCAAGTTCTTGGCTTATATCCATTAAACAATTTTATTGGGATATTGTAAAAGTATTATTTCGCTCTGCTTAAAATCATTGGTGGTGTGTGTCGGTCTTGGTAATTTTTTTCCATCTGGAGGAATAGGAGACCTAAATACCGGTCTAAGAGCACTCTCTAAAACCTTTATACGGTATTGTTTCCTCGTTCCAATCGCCAGCCTTAAACTGTTCCGACTTCATGTCATTATGTTGGAAGTGCTTTCTACTTGATTCCTATTTGGAGTAGCGTCTGGTTAATTCTAATTGGATGCCAGATCATCCTTAGTCTTTCCACCCCTCGGATGAGTCAACCAACCACAATTTATTCCGTTCGCATCAATCGCTCTTACTAGGACGTGGCTTGTGGAGCCACCCGAATGATTCTGGTAGTAAATCTGATTTTTATAAAAAAGTAAATGGTGGGTTAAATAACTATTGTGTAATTATTTAAGTTGCTGAAATTCTTTTAGGTATAATGCTACAAGTTACTTTATCTGTTCTAATTCTTGAGTCTTTTTAGCTATCGACTCCACGCCCCTTGAAAAATTACCTTCTCCTTTTATGAAATAAAATTCATAAATCTCTTTTGAAATATAGACTGTTCTCAGCTCCTTCTTAACTGCTTTATCAATTCTTGGTCTTCCAACTTTTCTTTTTTCTTTTGTTTTCATTTTTTTCTCCTTAAATGAGCCTTCCTTGGCTCTCGTTTTATGCTGCTAGTAAATATTCTAGAGCCTTCTCGTTTTTAGTTTTATTCGCTCCGTTCCAAAGCTTGTCTAGTCTCTGTTCGTAATTCTTCCCATCATAATGGGTCAAATACTCCGTTGTCGCCTGATAAAGACCGTACGCAGAGCCTCTGACCCCTGAAATGTCTGCCCCGAGTCCATCCTGAATCAATTCGTTTATCTTATCCGTTATGAACGATAACTTATTCTGAGACCGTTTGGAATCCAAAGTTCTAGGGTCAAAAAAGATAGTCTCAACAAACTTCTCAATATCCTTTTGGTTGATTCCTTTTCGGGTCAGGTGCTCCATCTTTTGGAGGTCTGCTTGGAAGCCTTGTGTCGAAAAATTAATAATTGACTTAATCTCATCCAAGTTCTGAGCAACCTTTCTCGAGTGGTGAATCCTAAGAAGTTTTGAATTTGCCGACTGTTCTGCCATTGCGAGGGTATTCTTGCAAACAATTCTCACATCTGTAAAACCTACGCTTACGGCATAGCCTCTGGTGTGAGAATTTGAGAGCATGAAGTATCTTTGAATCGGGTCCCCTTTAATAACCTCACCTACGGCTGATTTAATCCTCGCAAGCACCCAAATCCTTTGACCATGACGCAAAGAGCCTGCTGTCTCAAGTTGGACTTCGTTTGTCTTCAGAAATTCATCGAAAAAGGAGAAGGCTTCAGTGTTTTGAAGTGGAGTCCAATTCTCACCACCATACCCCAAAATCCTTTTGTCAGTCTCTCTGATGACTGCCTTTTGAGCCGTGACTCTTCCATCAGCCAAGAAAAGATTTTCCATGTCTACCTTCCAATCAAGTCCAGCCAGCCTAATTCCTTCTTCTACGCTTGGAGCTTCTTGAATAACTGTTCCAAGTTTGTGCCAAGCAGCTTCCTTTACCAAGAAGCCCGATTCAAATTCATGAGCCATAAAATCCCCTTTTTTTAGTCGTCCATTCGACCATATTTTTCATTCCATTCTTCTCTCGTAAGTTCGTGAGGCTCTTCGTTGTCTTCAATAATCTCCTCAATCTTTTCGATTAAGCTGCTGCCTGATCCACCGAATGAAGCCAGAGCCGCAGTAATTTTTTTCATCTCCTCAATGGTAAGTCTTAGGTCAATTTTCTTGGACATAACCCTCCATTATTTTAATTTTTCGCATATTGCTTCGATAACTTTTTCTGTAACATTTTCCTTGTCGTCGTCCATTTGGTTTTCCACTGTCTCCATTCTTCTTTCTAATTCTCTGAAGTCGTAAGGGTCCACAAGCTCTAAATCCTGTATTGCAGATTCAATCTTGTCTTCAAATGTCCCTTCGATTTGTTCTGCTGCAAGGCTTTGCACCACTCGAGAAAATTCCTCGCTCTCAATGAAGGCTGTAAGGTCAGTGTCTGTTTTCTTGGCTTCCATCTCGGCAAGCCTCTTTTCAAGAGCGTTAATCTTGTTAATGAGTTCAAAGAATAAATTACAATTTTCCATAAATTCCCCTTTTTGTTTTCTTGTTCCCTAATTATATAACGTTATTAAATTAAAAGGTAAAAATAATCAAATACCACCATTATTCTAATGGTTTACAGCCTAATTTGACTTTGTAAGTATTGAATTTCACAGTAATTAAGCCCATCAGGTTTTGTTTATATTCCTTTTCTTTTTGAATTGATCGGGGTTTATTCGCCTCAACCGAATCAAAGAATTTAATTGGAGGAAAAATGGACTCACTGTTTCACATCGAAGTCGAATTAAAAAACCTGTTGGAGAGTCTGGGGACTGAACCCGACTCAAGTGAAGAAAAGATTTTAGGAAAAGAAACAAGCTTACGGCTGATCAATCTCACTGATGCATTGGTTCAAAAAACCGATCAGGTAGCCATCTTCAGGGAGTCACTCGAGTCATTCGTTGAGCTTCTTAATAATAAGATGAAAGAACTCAAGGACAGAAAGGATTTATACGAAAGGAAGATTGAAAAGTTTGATGATTATGTTTCAAGTTGCCTCTCCATCCAAGAGAAGAATGAATTTTCGGGACAGCTCTACAAAATTAAAAAAAGAAAACCTGCTTTGTCAGTTTCGATTATTGATGAGTCTAAAATTCCTATAGAGTTTATCAAGATTCCTGAAGTAAAGCCCACCATCATGAAAGCTGAGATTGCAAAGTTATTGAAGCAAGGAGAGGTTGTCGATGGTGCGGAATTAGTCGAAGGTAAAACTTCAATACAATATTCATTAAAATAATTCCGAGATTGGACTTGGAACACAACGGAGGATATATGATCACAGTTAAAAAAGGTACTTACAATTCAGAGACAAAGGGAAAATGCGAGGCTGTTCTGATCGACTTAAATGGTGAATCTCTTTGCATTTCTGATCTTGGGGGATGTCTCTATACTGCTTATGGCAAGGGTAGCTTCACTGAAAATCTAAAGGAAGAGCCTTCAGTAATTCTCCCAAGAGTAACAGATTTCTTTTCTCAAGAGCTTTTAGAATTAACCGTAAAGTTTAAAGGATAATTATGAGCAGCTTAACTACATTCTCAAACGTACTTTTGACCCAAGATGTGAAGCGATCTTTTGAGGAAAATTACCTCAAGATGCTTTTTGAAAAACACAAAGACCTTCCAAAGTCAGACATTGTTGAGTTTATCCACAAGGCTCAACAGACTGGAGCAAACCCAAGCTTGAATCAAATTTTCCTGATTGAAAGAAATACTAAGGTTGGATTTGAGTGGAAGAAAGTTGGTACGGTTGTCTTCTCTT